CAATATTTAAATCTTGATCAAACGCTTCCCATACTCGCTCTTCTGATACAGGAGTTTCAAAAGGCTGACCCCACTCAGGGTCTTGGTTAGTAATTAGGTGTCCAACACCGAAAGTGTGTAAGCCTAGGTGGTCAGCATATACTTTATACTCTACACCTTCATCAATTTTTAGTGTTTCAAATACTTCTTGTCTATTCATTTATTTTCTCCTAAAGTGCAAGGGGGCAAAGCCCCCTTACTTTATAGCTCAGCCAATATTACAAGAAAAGAGCAAAATAGGCATAAGCCTAAAATACTCTCAGCATTGGCGATAGCTTTTTTGGTCATTGTTTTCACAAATACTCCTAGTTAATTGAAATCATCACTGGTTTCAATTCTTCAGGAAGTTCTTCATGCAAATCAATACAGAGCAGTCCGCGCTCCATATAAGCGCGATCGAGTTTCACATGCTTGTTTACAGCAAAAGTTTTTTCAAAACATCTACCGCTCAAACCCTTATGAACATACCTCTCCCCAGAAGGAAGACTCTGCTTATTAGTGCCTGAAACAGTTAAAACTCCGTTGTGAAGTTTGATGCTTATATCTTCTTTGGACCAGCCAGGTACTGCTAATTCAATTCGCCACCTGCCTTCATCTTCGCTTTTAACAATATTAAAACGAGGATATCCACCGTCCATTGTTGAAGAGAAAAAATTCTCGTGATTTACATACTGGTCAAAACCTAAGAAAATTTTTCTTAAGTCCGCCACTGCTAGTTGTTTAGCATTTGTCATAAAGTTCTCCTTATATGTTATGCGCTCTTTCGATACGCAGGTTGCCCTAAAAGGGTCGGTTAGTTTTAGCTTTTTAAAGAGAGCCTACCTCTACAAATTCTGTGATAGTATTCTTATATATAGACTTCCACTCTTTCGTTCCTAAGTCATAGAAAGCATAAACGTTACTTTCAGGCCTGTTTTTCAGTACCTTTCCGTTATGTTTTGTTGTTGCTTTAAAAGATAGAGGCTCGCCAGTTCTATAATGAGAATACTTTAATAATACAGTTCCATTTTCAACTTTCTGTAGTAGTTCAGTCATAAGTTTATTTATTCATAAAACTTAGCCATTCAGGAGAATTATCTTGTTTCTTTCTATCTCCCTTTTTATGGTCTATAAAAGGAGCCAGTTTCGGGTCTCTAGCCATAATATGAAGATCGCCATTTGGATCTCCAAGTTTAGTTTCTGAATAATCAGAAACTCCTAAAAATTTTTTCCTAGTTGCGTCGAACGCATGACAATCTGTAAAAGCTTTTTCATTATAAATATTATCTGCTAAATACATATCCTCATAATATTTGAAAAAGTCTACTGATACTGATTTATTTAAGTCAAAGAATATTATTCCGCACTCAGTATAAAAATCTGGCCTATCGTAGAATGCAACAAAAGAGTTATTTAGCATATCATTGGCCCACTCATCTGTTATCTTATCAATAAATATACAATCAGCATCCATCCATATAAACTTACTACTTATATTTGAAATAGAAAATCTTGCTTGGGAAAATACTTTAGAAGAAAATCTTACTGCATCCTGAAGGTATGTCTTAACAAGCCTATTTTTGTTTCTATCCCTAAACTCATACCAGTGCTCAGGCAAAGGTAAAAAAGTAATATTGTCTATAATAGGAAAATCTTCTAAAGAATCTTCGGTATAAACAAACATGGGTATATCAATATTTTTACTTTTATAAGTATCAAGAAGCTGATAGCCAAATTTATTTAGTAACTTTTTACTCATAGAAGTTACTATACTATATTCTGTCATATATTTCTCTTTAAATCTGCCATTACCATATCTCCAATCATATCAGAAAAAGATGTTCTAGGCTTCCATCCAAACTCTTTCTCGGCCTTTGATCGATCTCCTCTTAAGTAAGGTACTTCTGCTGGACGCATAAAAAGTGGATTAATTTTAACATATTTTTCATAATCATCTAATCCCGCGCAATTAAATGCTATCTCTAATAATTCTTCTATAGAATGAAGCTCCCCTGTAGCAATTACAAAATCATCATTTAATTTCTGAGATGTCATTATATACATTGCTTCTACATAGTCTTTTGCGTAGCCCCAATCTCTTTTTGCCTGTAAGTTTCCTAGCTCTACGTACCTTTGTTTGCCATAGTATATTTTTGATACAGCATCAGTTATTTTTCTTGTTACAAACTCAAGACCTCTCAAGGGGCTTTCATGATTAAAAAGTATACCACAACACACATTCAAACCATAGCTTTCTCTATAATTTACTGCCGTATTGTGCGCAAATACTTTTGCAGTTCCATAAGGAGAACGAGGCCTAAAGTTTGTACTTTCTCTTTGAAACATATCATCATCCCAATTATTGCCATACATTTCTGATGTACTAGCTTGGTAAAAGGACGTATCAGGAGAAAAGTTTTTTATTGCTTCAAGCAGGTGTAAGGCCCCAAGACCGTTTACTTCGGTTGTATAGATTGGTTGTGTCCAACTGTGTCCAACAAAACTCATTGCTCCAAGATTATAAACTTCTGTTGGTCTAATGCTTTTTATAGCATTATTAATACTAGAAGGATCTGTTAAATCCCCAAAAACAAAGTTTATTCTGTTTAAAACATTTAAATATTCTAAGTTTTCATAGCTCTGATTTACTCTTCTTGGTAAAAACCCATATACTTTATAATTTTTACCAAGGAGTAGTTCTGCTAAATAGGCTCCGTCTTGACCAGTTATTCCTGTTATTAACGCTGTTTTTTCCATTATTTTTCCAGAAATTTTGAAGCATAACTCTTAATAAAGTCTTCTTCATTGCTTAACATAAATATCATAGCTGGGCCTATAAATACGCCTAAAAGAAAAAATATAATTCCCATTATTGTCTTTGTAAGAGTTGGTATATTATCCTCTAAAGCAGTCTCTATCAAAGCAACTGCTGGTAAAAATATTTTTATAAAACAAAGCAATGCCCCAGATAAACAAAATATTATATAGTATAGCACTATAGACTCGGCCATTATACCGTGCCCTCTAATCTATTTAAATTAAGTCCATATTGTTTAAGATGGTTTAATTTTCCTAGATCATGAGCAGGTTGAGCTGCAAAAAATCCGCCGCTTACTTCTCCAAAATAACTTTCTTCTTCCCAAGCAGACTGCTTCATTACATAGACTCTATAGCATTTTGATCCATATTTTTGCTCGTAGTCCATATTAGTTTCTTCTTTTACTACTTTTGCGGCAGAGTTATATCTAGCACTCCATACTATTTCTCCCGCTTCGAAAGTCTCAGACACACACTCTTCTGGAAGAAATGTGATATCTTGAGACTCCGAAGTTTTCTTTGCGGGAATGCCTATTCTTTCTATAACGCTTTTAACAAAATTTGCAGAACGAAATAAACTTTTAGAAATTTCAGCTATTGAACTTCCTTCAAGATAGCTTTCTGCAATACTTTTTATTTCTACATCTGAAGCAGGGCGTCCTTTATTTTGAGCACGCCTCTTTTCTCTAAATTTTCTTGTTTCTAGAAAGTCGTCTATGATTTTATTTAATCTTTGCGTATTGTACGCAATGTTTAATATTTCACACGCCTCTTTCTTCGTTATAGGCTTTTGCTCCGAAGAACTCGGAGGCTCCAACAACTCTATTACTTTTTGAATATTTGAGTCCGTTAGTTTCTCGTATTCTCTCTTCTTTACTCGTCTCATCTTCGTCCTCTGTCATTCCTAGTAAGATTATGCCATAGTGGACCATTTTTAGTAGATCCGCTCTGTTCTTTCCGTCTTTCTTTCCCCATCTCTGAGCGTACTTAATGATATTACCCAGGCAAAAGCCAACACCATGACCAGAATCAAAAATAAACTCAGTAGTCTGTATTTTATTTTTCGCATAATGTTTGTTATAAGTAGACGAAATATAAGTGTCTAGTTCTTTTAGTACTTTGTCTTCATTGTACTTAAACTCTGTCACAAATCTGCTTCCTTTACAAATATTCCGTCTATCATTTTACCTTTTCTATCTTTAATATCTTCCCAGGCTACAGACATACATTCTTTAAGTGTTGTGTTGTTTCTTTCTGCGATATTGATTAAAATAACTAACATATCTCCAATATCGTCTTTAACATCTTTCTTCTTGCATACACTATCACTAAGTTCTCCAAGCTCTTGCATTAATTTTAAAACTTGATCTTTATCTGTGCTGCCTTCAATTAGGTTTCTATCTTTGTGCCAGCCTCGAATCAGGTTGACATATTCTCTTGTTCCGTACATATATACTCCTTATTTCAACACAAAATTATAACAAAATAAGAGCAAAAAGTCAAGAATAATTTAAGCATTACGTTTAAAAAATAGTCCGCTCTTTTTAAAAAATCCTTTTTTCATATCACTGATTTCTCTCAATACCTTAGTTTGTTTTTCGTGATAGTATAAATTATAAGAGCTAAATATATCAATCCAATACTCTGAAGATCTACAATTTACATGATGATGCCCTGGAGTTCCTGGAGGCGCTGCGGTTACAAAAGCATATCTACATTGTGCAAAATTTTTCATAAAATTGGGTACGTATTCTTCTTCTACGTGCTCTAAAAACTCTACTGACCATGCAAGATCAAATTCTTGCTCTAGCTCACAGGTTCCGGCGGTATAATCATGAAGAATGCTATTTTCCACCCCCTTGATGGCGGAGGGGTCTCCGTCTATTCCTATCCATTTCTTTCCGTACCCCTCTACCACTCTCTTCATACCACCAGGACCACATCCGATATCTAGAACGGAGTTAAGTGTTATAATTGACTTTAGATAGGAAAAAGAACTTCTGTCTATATTAGTTACGTTGTTGTGTCCGCCTAGGTGTTTCATTATTTTTAAACGAAGCTATTAATATATGCTTCTCTCCTTCTTTTACTTTTGTTATTGAATATTCAAGGTTTGAGTCAAAAATGACAAAACTTCCTTGACTGTTTGCTTCTTCTGGCATTATTACATAATCGAATAATATTTTTCCACCAACACTCTTCTCTTCTTCATCTAGGACTAATAATGCTGTTACATCTGAATTTTCTTTTATAACTCCATTACTTTTACTATTGTAACGAAGCACATGAATATTTATAATTTCTAAAGGGGGACCCTCCAGATATTTTACAGAGGTTCTATTAATTATTTCTTCTATTGTATAATACAAAGAAGCCCATTCGTAGTATCTGGGAAGAAACACAGATACCCCCGAAGTGGGCCAATTTGAATTTGCTTTTTGTGTAATATTTTTACAAACAGCCTGAGGCATAGAAGAATAAAGACCGTGAATAAACATTGTTCTCCTAAGAGGGCAGGGCCGCCCCCTAGGTGTTTGGGGCGACCCTGCTTTGATAGAAACCCATGTACTAAGCATTTCGTCGGTGGAGTGTAAAATGCTATGTACGACCTGCCCTCCCGAACAGCTTTACTGTCCACAAAAACATTATTTACAACAGAAGATATTATCGCACAATGAAGATAAAATGTCAAGTACTTTTTTTCTGAGGTAAATGTGAAAATGATAAACCAAATATAAAAAAATACTTGACATTCATCCTCGAATATGCGATAATAATGAGATCCTTGGAGAGTACCAGTATGAATTGGACACATAAAGAAAGAAATTGGCTAAAACAAAACTACGGCAAACTTTCCGTACAGGAGTGTGCAGAATTATTAAAGAGATCTCCAGATGCTATACGGTCTCAAGTAAAATATCTAAGAAAAAGAGGGTGGTCTTTTGATAGCACACGAAGGTGATATTATGGGTGATTTAGTAGAATTTACTGGAGAATATTATTCTAAAACAAAAAGGGCTAAAGCCTACTCGGAAGAGCTAGCAGTTGCCTTAGCCGCTCACGCTAAGGAACTTGGAATAGATACAAATGAAGCTCAGTTTGTTTATGATTTTGCTTGGATAGTAAAGTTTATTGAGGTAATGGTAGACAACGATCAAGGAGTAGCAAATAGACTATCTAAACTGATGGAAAATCTCAAAATTAAAATATGAAATTTTTTGTTTTTGCTATATCTCTTTTATTCTCTGAAAGAGCATTAGCTGTAGAACATATTCCTATTAAAGCAAAAGAGGTACAAGAATTAGTATGCCTATCTTTAAATGTTTATTTTGAAGCAGGAAATCAATCTATGCTAGGAAAAGAGGCAGTTGCTGAAGTCGTGCTAAATAGGGTAAACAACAATAAATATCCAAGTTCTATTTGCGAAGTAATTTTTCAAGGAGAAACTTACAAAGGGTCTTCTGGAAAACTAATCCCAAAAAGATATAGATGTCAGTTTACATGGTATTGTGATGGACTATCAGACACCCCTAAAGATTATAAAGCCTGGATAGACTCTATGGAAATATCCAGAAAAATTATTGAAAACGGTTCTAGAGATATAACCGAAGGAAGTACACATTATCACAGCACTAAAGTTGACCCTTACTGGGCAGGCTCTTTACAAAAAACTGTGAGAATAGATGACCATATTTTTTATAAGGAAAAAGATTGGAAGTAAAAAGTAACAACGTTGGAAGAGTACTGTCCAAGTTAAAGAAACAACTTCATGAAGAAAACAAACTAGAGATATTTAAATCTAAGCAGTTTTTTGAAAAACCTAGTGCAAAGCGTCGCCGAAAAAAGATGGAAGGAACGCTTCGCGCTAAAAAGAGACAAGAAGAAAACAAATTAAAAAAGGATAAATATTAATGAAATCTGGAAAAATTTGGGGTAATACGGAGCTTATCGAGCACACTCCATCATTTGAATTTCATCGAATAGAATTTAAAGCTAATTGTTGTTGTTCTGAGCACTATCACAAAACAAAATGGAATGGATTCTTTGTTGAGTCCGGCACACTTATTGTAAAGACTTGGCAAGAACAACCACGAGAAGAAACTCCATATTTATGCGATCAGACCGTTCTTCGAGCGGGAGATTATTACAAAATCGAGCCTGGAAAATGGCATCAATTTGTAGGCGTAGATTCTGGTGTGGCATTTGAACTGTATTGGTCTCAGTTCGATGCCGATGATATTGTAAGAAGAACACAAGGGAAACTTCTTCCAAATAATGGGGAAGACCCCTCTCACCCTCTTACGGATTTAAACCACGATGGCAATTAAAATATTTGTAGGAACATCGAAGAACGGAGAAGACACTCAAGCAGAAATGGCACTGAGCTATTCTTTAAATTTTCATTCTTCTGTACCTTTAGATATTCATTTTATGAGAAACACAGACGACCCTCAAAATCCTTTTGGGGGTTTTAAGGATCATACATGGTGGACTCCTTTTACTAATCTTCGATGGGCCATACCAGAGGTTTGTGACTTCAAAGGAAAAGCCATCTACATGGATGTAGATCAGCTAAATTTCAGAGATATAAATGAGTTATATACTATGGACCTGCACGGTGCGCCACTTGCTTGTAGAAAAGATAGAACTTGTGTGATCGTATTTGATAACGAAAAGATGAAGCAATATCTTTTGCCTATCTCTGAGATTCGAGAAAGACCA